CCAAGCCTTGAGGAGCGATCAGACTTCCTCACGGTTTTCAATGACCGTTTGGATATCGTCCACTTCGGTCACCACACGTCAAGATCTCTAACGCCATACAAGAGACCGGTGTCATCCGGTCAGGATCTGGAGTTCAGAGAGCTTCTAAATGGGACCTACCGGTTCCAATTATCCGACCACCTTATCAGGTACGACACAGACGACGTCATCCGCGATCGTGCGATACGTGGCGAGATCGGCTCGTTCGATCTCCTTGACGCAAACATAGAGTCAAGCGAGTCGACGTTCAAAGAAATGAGCCATCTGCCGTACTATACTTTGGCGAGGCGTGTCGGTTGCTCCGTTTGTGTGTCAGAGGTAGGCCCAAGCGGTTTGACGGCTCTGGCTGCAGATCTGACGCAGCTGACGATCAATACGTCGAGCAATGTTTCGTTCGCTCTCTTCCAAGATGCTACAAGCGCCGGCCTGCTCTTCTGGGCTGACGGAGCGTACTCGTTCTACGACTTCATCACAATGACGCACACATCACTCTTCAGCTCCGTGGGTCTGCAAAAGGTCTACCTGTATGACAAGACCGCTGTCGGTGTGGACAACGCCGGCAACATCTACATCGTAGAGAAGACCGGCCTGACGTCACTGGGCCGGACCGGAGAGTTCGCAGTATTCAACAACCGGTGGATCGTGATCCAGACCACTGACTTTGGCGACGGATCAGTGAGCAGAACCGAGCTCTACGATATCTCCTCCGGACTGATCGAGGTGGTCGGGGACTTCTTCCCTATGTTGACCCCGAAGATGTACGGGATGAACTACTTCGGAAACAAGCAGACTCAGGATCTGCAGACAGGGCAGTGGGCTACATCTCCGACCGATGTCGCGACGATCACGATTGATCCGGACACGTCAGCAGTCACGGTCCCAGTCACTACTGGGGACGGGCTCTATGTACACGCGGGTGGCATGAGTTACCTCTGGAGAGACTATGCGAAGAGACGCAGCGTATGCGGGTGGGAGAAGCTCTGGACAGCCTATACGGTCCGCTTCCCGTGTCAAGACATATTCGTCGAGGCCGGAAGCAAGACGGTCTACTACACGCGCAACTTCATGAGCTACGTCAACTCCGGTGTGAAGCTTGACGCCCCGATCCACAGGCTGCACCGCCTGCGATCGATCAGGGCTGTCGGCTTCAGTGAAGTGGATATCTCGTATAATGGCGATAATTATAACCCGACAACTCAGGCTACGATTAATTTGAATATTCAGCTACTGTTGTACTAATAAAACCAAAGGATCCGTTATGGCAAGCAGATACGAAGAAGAGAAAAACGGCAAGAACATCATCATGAAGTTCACGCCACGTAAGACTCCGACAAGGACAACGCCTAATCGTGTCACACAGAAAACATCGCAGGACGTCAACCAAAGCGTCAGAAACAGAGTAATGGCGAAGGCCCCGCAGTTCGATCTAAGCAACGCGCCAACGTCTCGACCTACAGCCAACAACTACACAAGAGCCGGCCACGTAGAGTGGGCTCTGGCCAAAGTAAGAGAGGCGCAGAACAAGAGATACGAGGCAGACCGAAACCGCCAGATGCGAAACATGTTCATCGCCGACCAGAACAACCAGACCGCGATGAACATCAACAACGCGAGAATGCAGAACAACATCTCAGTCCAGAAGCTGCAGAACCAAGGGTACATGGACCGAGCTCAGCAGCGCGACATGACAGAGAAAGAGGTCGCCAACATGCAGATCGGTGCCAACATCTCGAGCAACATGATGAACAACGAGGCTGCTGCAACGATCGCACGTCAAAAAGAGATCGCGGATCTGTCAAAGACTACCGAGGGGATCAAGTCGATCATCGCACGTGTCTACTCAATGGGGGACATCGACGAGATGACCACTCAGCAGCAGTACAGAGCGTATAGTGAGATCATGCAGTCATACGTCAGAAACGGGACATACCCGAAACCGTCGATGCAGTTCGAGACCGGCTTCTGGAACGACAAGTGGGTAGACAACCAACCACCGCAGCAGCAGACGAAGACGACAGACCAGAACGCAACAACTAAGACGCTCGAAGAAGAGTACAACAGGTTCTACAAGTAGAAAAGGCGCGACATGAGCGAGATCAACGACAACTTCTACCGGAAGGGCAAGCGCCCAGATCCGGAAGACGCGATCGGGTACAAAGGTACCATCCCAGACAAGAACGATCCTGTCATGCTGAAAGAGAAGGCCAGACGCGAGTTTATCGCCAAGGTGTTCGAAGAGCATGCCAAAGGTAACGACCAGACACCTCTGATCCGCAAGATCAACAAGGCCGAAGGCGCAGACGACAACGCTGTCATGCGTGGCCTGCTTGGGATCAGGGAGCAGACGGTAAAGGGCGCGAGCTCACTCTCTGCTATGTTCGGCAACAAAGAGTCTCAGCGTTACTACGAGGGGCTCCGTACCGCGATCGATTCGCGTGGCGAAGGTTGGAACGCAGCGCACCCAGACGAGTGGAACGTGGCGCGTGGCGTAGGTAATATGGCACCGTGGATGGTCGGAGGATATCTGGCCGGCGCGACAACCGCAGGATCTGTGGGTATGCGTATTGCGGGAACTGTTGGTCGCAACATGATAGCGGATGCGGGGACATCGCTCGGGCTCAACCTGTGGAGACCTTCTGATCAGATGGCCGAGAACGTGGCTTTCGACGTCGCGACCGGTATCGTTCCGACCGCTGTCGGTCAGTGGGGTGCTGAGGCACTCGCCAAGTCTGCTCTACGTGCCAACGCGAGACAGGTCGTCGCTATGTACAAGCAAAAGGGATACATCCCAGACATGACCAAGGACATGGAGTCCAAGCTCGTCGACAGCATGATCGCCACCAATTACGTCAAGAAGCCTACAGAGTCTCTGGCCGGCAAAGCAGAGGTCGAGGCGATCGAACGTGCTCGGACCAAGATATTGGAAGACATCTCGCTGCAGCATGCAAAGAAGCAGATCCAGACTGCTGAAGGTTGGATGACTCAGCCTGACATGGACAAGAAGATCGCGGAGAACATGTGGGTCAGCGAGAACAAGAAGCTGATCCTGAACGCGAAAGAGTGGGTTCCAGAGACGAACATCGGAAGAGACGAGAATGGCGTCTGGCGCTTTGATACGGACGCTATCTACAAGAAGATCGATGACGATATCGATGGGTACATCGTCAATGAGGCTAAGCGGAGCATGTACGATCCGAAGGATCCAAGATCAAACGAGAACTTCCGCAACTGGTTCGGGAACTCTCAGGTGGTCGATGAAACAGGCGCACCTCAGAAAATGTACCACGGTACCAAAAGAGATTTCACAGTGTTCAAGGGGGACAGGTTCGGAGCATCGTACTTCACGCCTGATCCAAAGTTCACAGAGATGTTCGCAAGCAGATCTCAGGGCTCAAACGTAATGGAAACATACCTGAAAGCGGAGAACATCTTCGACCCAGACAACCCCGCTCACTACAAGGTATTGGACGAGTACCTGACCAAGACTCTCAAACAAGAGAACCCAAACATGGCCTCGATCATCCTAGACAACAAGAAGGCAGGCTTCCTAGACAAAATCAACGATCAAAACAACTGGATGTCGATGGAGGACGGAGCGATCCAGAAGTTCATAAAAGAGCACGGTTATGACGGGTTCTATGTGAAAGAGGAGGGCGTCAAAAACGTAGCAGTATATGACCCTGCACAGATCAAGTCCGTAAACAACTCCGGAGCGTTCGATCCAAAGGACCCGAACATCCTCAATATGAAAGGCGCGGACAACATCGCTGCAGGTCTAGTGGCCGGCGTCGAGCAGGATGATCAGGGGAACATCACCATCAACCCAGAGAAATTCCTCGTCGGCCTCGGCGGGTACACAGCAGTCAAGGCTATGCTGAAGAGCAACACGGTCAGGACAGGAGCAAAGATCGCCGGCAAAGCGATCAAGGACGAGATGATCGGGTACGCTGCACGAGCCGTTGATGATCTCGAGGCCAAGGCGATGATGGGGGATCCAAAGGCCAGAGCCATCACTGGTATCCAACCGATCATCTCTGACCCGAACACACTGGCAAAAGTACGCAAAGTAGAAGAAGAGATTATGTCTGGGAAAACTGAGACGCTCGTCTTCATGGACAAAAAAGGGAATGAGATCTTCAGGAAGGGTGGCAACGAGACAGAGGTTGTCGTCACCGCAAGAGAGGCTGAAAAGGTGATCGGGAAGTCTGGTCGAGGTCTTATCTACACACACAACCACCCGAACACAACAAGCTTCAGCGGTATGGACCTGAGTACTGCCAAAGAGCTCGGCATCGACGAGGTGCGAGCAGTAGGTCTGGATGAAAGCGGTTCGTTCCTGTATGAGGTCAGCGGTCTCGAGAAGATCCCGTACTACATCGACATCAACAGAGAGTGGGAGAAGATGCTCCTGAAGTACCACCCAAAATACAAGGGCAAGTTCCTAAATATGATCGAGGGTAACTACGACAAGACATTCAGGGAGGAGAGCGAAAGGTTCATCCTAAAAGCACACTCCCACAACGCTATGAAAAAGCTCGCCGAACAGTTCGGGTTCGAGTATAGACGTACTCGGATCCGCCAGTACTTTAACACTCCGAACCAGATCCGCTTTGTAGACGACGCTCAGCCTGTTGTGGCGAAGATGCCGATGGAGGCAGTTCCATCAAGCAAGATGAAGTACGACCGCAACCTGTTCTACCATCAACTACACAACAACACTAACACCAGAAAGGTCGAGTTCACGAACGAAGTGATCAAGGCCCTGTCAGATGGTGATGGCAACAGCAGGATCTTGGGGCTGTTCGGTCTGAAGGTTAAGTACTCTGACGACCTGATCGGGTCTTGGGAGGGCGTTCACAACCCTATGCGTACGCTCGACGTGCCTGTAAGGATGAACGGTGACGGAAGCGTCAACAAGATGGACGCTGCTATGCTCAACCTCGTCGACGCTCTCACTGGTAAGGCATCCGTTCAGGACGGAGTCGGTCACTTCATCGCCGGTCAGGCAAAGACAATGGACGAGGTCAGCATCGTCGACTTCCACATGGGTAAAAAGGTAACAAAAGAGCTCTTCGACGAGGTCAAGAAGATCACCGGCATAGATCCGGTTGACTCGGTTGACGGCCGGAGCTTTCAGGTGATCAACTTCGAAGGCATGCCGACCAAAGATTTTTTGGATAGAATAGCTGTACTTGAGAAGTCACTTGATCCGAAGGACGTCGTCGGCCACAAGATGGTTGACGGGAACTTCTTCTCACTCGAGAAGAACGAGGGGTGGGAGACCACCTATGATGAAGCACTTGAAAGGATTTACAATGAGATTAGGGAGCTTGGAGGAGACGAAGAAAAGATTCGCAGGGGTGCGCAGAGTATCGAAGCCGATGTCCAAGAGGTCTTCAGAAGAGAAGCAGCCAAGTATGGACTCGACTGGGACGTCAACCCCGCCAGAGCAACAGACGGATTCGACAAAGCAGACATCTCCACAGTAGCACTGCGCAAAGGTGAGGAGAAACTCACAGGGGCCACAAAGAAGAACGCGGATCTAGCTTGGGAGCACGACTTCAGACGCCACAACCTTGACGTCCCAGTGTTCTCGCCTTACGACCATTCGCCGAAGACAAAGATGACGCTCGCCGAGGCTCTGAAGAACGAGGTGGTGTACGAGTACAAAGAGTCGGTCAAGGCCGGCAGAGAGAGCGGGAAAGGGTGGTATGTTGAGAACTTCAACAAGGCGCTCGACTCTGTGTCACGCGAGTTTCCGCAGGTAGTATCCAACCAGAGAGAGAACACTATCTTCACCGCACTGGTCGCGATCACATCTGACTCTAACCCAGTTAAAACCAACATGCGCGTCGCCATCAAGGCGTATGAAGAGTACACCAAGACCGGCGTGATCCCTCACGTGAAGGGTGCCGGCAAAGCTATGCCGAAGATCAACGAGAACATCGACATCCTCAACGAGCTGATGAAGATGCACCCAGATGATCTGAGATCATGGCTCGGTGGCGACAACGATATCAGATCAATCACCGACATGCTCGCGCAGAAGTTCGGGAAAAACAAGCCTGACCTTGGATATCCGCTCGACTACAAAGACGGGGTGAACTCGTTCGTGTTCGGTGCAAAGATCGGGGCCTTCTACCAGAACCTCGTAGGCAACACGCACTACCTGACTATGGACCGTTGGTTCGAGAGATCATTCAACCGCCTGCGCGGGAACCTGCGCGGGGTTGCCACGCAGAAGTCTGTTGTGCGCTTCACGAACGAGCTCAAGAAAGCCGGCGTAATCCCTGCCGATACCGAGTACCTAAAGGTCCCTGAGCTCAGGAAGTACGCGAAGCAGTACCACGACATCTACGCGAAGAGCGGGTGGAAGGACAAGAGCGAGATCAACAAGGCAGCGAAGGGCGTTTACGAGGGCCTTACAGCAACTGCGGACGAGCCACGCGGTGGCGCTGACCGCGTATTCCAGATCGAAACTGCCAAAGAGGCGCTTGACCTGATCAGAAGAGAGAAGGGTATGGAGGACTTCACCCTCGCAGATCTTCAGGCCGTTGAGTGGTACTATGAGAAGCGGTTCTTCAAAGAGATGGGAACCACCGCTCAGCTCAGCGACATCGGATACGGTGATATCATCGACGACGTTCTTCGAGATCTCGGCAAGAAAGCCGGCGACGCTCCGATCAGCACCAAGGACATGCTCGACAGCCGTATAGAGTTCAACGTGAGACAGCCTAACTCGTTCGGTTACGACACAGAGCTAAACTACATCGAGTCAACCGTGGTCAAGGAGGACCGAACCTTCTCGAGCATAGAGAAGGCGGAGGACGCGTTCAACGCTGCGATCCATAAGGCAGGCAACGGTATCTACGACGTGGTCGACTTTGTATCTGGTCACAGACTAAGCAAGGCGATCCAGAAGATCAAAGACTCTGACACAACCGACGCTCTGATCGGCCACAAGATCTACGGCAAAACAGAGTACATGAACTCGAGAAAGAGCATGATCTCAACGATCAACTCCTCGAACGTGGACTCGGAGATGCTGCACGAGCAGCTCAAGTACCTGTCACCGGAGGCGCGTATTGACATCAACCGGTACATGTCAGGCGACAGATCTGTGCCACTTGACCCAAGCCTAAGAAAGTTCGCGGATACATACATCGGCGTCATCGATGCGAAGGGCAAACAGATGGTTGATCTGGGTCTGCTGAGCGAGGAGACATTCGAGAAGTTCAAGGGCCAGTACCTGCACAGACGATACACCAAGGATCTAAAGGACCGTTGGGCGTCATACTCAAAGGGCAAAGGGATCCAGAAGATCTATCAGCGCGGTAAGACGTGGAAGGGAGATCTCGAGGAGCTGCTGAGTTACGAAGGCAAGACCGGCAAGTTCACAGATGGCATGATCGAAGTAAAGGAGCTCGGCGACGGCAAGTACCAGTTCCACCGAGACTGGACCAGAGAAGAGCGAGCTGCCATGGGTGAGATCGAAGACATTGCGTTCACACTTCCGGACACACTCAACCGCCTCGACGACATGATCGCGAGCGGTAAGTTTCTCAACGAGGTTGCCGACAACGGCAAGTACGCAACACTCGACGCTGAGCTCGGTGAGGCAAGAGGGTGGGAGATGCTGCGAGGCAAAAAGTACGGCATGCTCGACGGACACTACGTTCCGAAAGATGTCTACAACGATATCACCGAGTTCAGCAAGACGTTCGGCGGGGTAGAGGGGTTCTGGACCAACCTCGGTCGCGACTACCTGACAATGTGGAAAATGAGTCACACGGTGTACAACCCGACTGCTCACATCAACAACCTGTTCTCAAACGTCACGCTGCAGTTCGGCGCGGGGATCAACCCTGTAACAACAGTCAAGAACACATTCGTTGGGCTCAAGGTGCAGCAGGATGTCAAGATCGCTAAGCGCCTCATGGCCAAGAAGATCGTCGGGATCTCTCGCAACGAGCAGATAGAGCTGAACAAGATCTTAGCAGACAATAACGTGCAGCTTTACCTGAAGGCGGAGAAGAGCGGACTGTTCGGGAGATCAAGACTCAACGACACGCTAATGAAGTTCGTCGATGCCGGAGGTCTAAAGGCCAACGGGGCGACCACGTTCAGCAAGGTCAACCACAAGCTGTCATCGATCTACGGCGGGGAGGACGATATTATGCGTTACTCGATGCTCAAGACACTGACTGACAGGGGCGAGCAGTTCGACAGCGCTATGACGAAGATCAACCACACGATCCCAGACTACACGAACCCTATGAGTTACGTCGCAACGCAGCTCAAGAACAAGGGTTTTGTGCCGTTCATGTCGTGGACGTATCACGCGATGCCGATCATGCTAAATCAGCTCAAGAACAAGCCGAGCCGAGCGATCGCAATGGCAGCATTCCTCAGCGCGTACTACTACGCGTGGGGGATCAACCCATTCGACAACGCGGACATCCCTACAGAGGGCTTCGCGTTCGACCGAATCCCGATCGCAAAGAATGGAAGCGAGGTCATGACGCTGAAGGTCGACAAGTGGATCCCGCATGCCGAGCTTCTCAACCCGATCGAGTACTCTCGCGGTCTGGCCATGAGCGGTGTGTGGCAGGGTGCCGTGTCAACTCTGAACAACTACAACCCGTACTTCAATGCCCCGATCACGAGGCAGGAAGGGCTCACCGGAGCGAGACAGATGACAGAGCACTTCGTCCAGAACACGCTGCCGAGTCCGGATATCGCAGACCAGATCTACAACCTTGGCCGGTCCCAGATCGTCAACAAGGACAAGAGACGCAGGAACAAGGTCATCGTCCCGAGATCTACAGAGCAGGAGCTGATCCGTCTGCTCGGGTTCAACACGCTCGCGTATGACAAGAACGCCCAGAAGGATCGCGACAACAAGGACAAGATGAAATAATCAAGCCTCCGATTACCTCGGGGGATGTTGGTATCATTCAGAAAAAGGAAAACCCATGGGCCAATCTACATTAGCACAAGATGCGAACAAGAATAAGCTCGATTACTTCTACCCGCAGGGAGGTAAGGTTATCGCTGCAGCGACACCATACGCGACAGCGACAGACTTCGGCGGTGCGACAATAATCAAGCTCGGTGCAGACTCAACCATTGCCATGAGCGACACGATTGCCGTGCCGTATTCGAAGGGTGATGTGATCGTGCTGCGAGAAGGCGAAACGTACACGTTCGGTACCGCTCAAAACATCGGGTTGATGTAACCCAAATTTACTTAGGAGAGAACTATGGCAGATAACATGACAGACTACCTCGAGAATGAGGTTCTCGATCACACACTTGGAGTTGGTGTAGCTTACTCGCAACCGACAACTTACTTGGCTCTATTCACGGCTGATCCTACGGACACAGGTGCGCTCGCGAACGAGGTTGCGAACGCCGGCGCGTATGCTCGTGTAGCACTTGCAGGCGCATTCGGTACTGCTGCATCAGGCGGTTCAATCGCTAACGACGCTGATATCACGTTCCCTACCGCCACTGCCTCATGGGGTACCGTAACACACATCGGTATTATGGACGGCAACACATGGGGAGCAGGCAACATGCTATATCACGCTCCTCTGTCAGTCGCCAAGGCCATCGGAGTCGACGACACCTTCAAGATCACCATCGGCAACCTGACTGTCACGTTGGGTTAATAGATCCCCCTTCGGGGGTATCACCTTAGCTTAATTCCACAGAGGCCCAGTTATGGCAAACGAGTACCTAAGACCGTCGACAAGCTCAGGGGTATGGACAAACTCCGCTTCGGCATACGATGGTACCGATACTGGGGACAACACCACCTACGCATCAGCAACAACCGGAAACGCTGTAGACACTTGGTCTGGGTTCCCTTCGGCCGGCCAGACCTACACAGCACTCACCCTGCATGTCGTCCATGAGTTCAGCGGGAGCTTTCTTGATGACACCTATGTGCTCGAGTACTCGCTTGACGGCGGTAGCACGTGGGAAACACCGATCCAGTCCGGCGTTCCATCAGGCACCACAAAAACAGACTTCAGTGTAGCTCTAAGTGCGTCTCAGGATCTGACACTCATTCAGGTCCGAGGATCCGTTCTGAAGACTGGAGGCCCAGACGCAGGCGGAGAGGCTCGCGTATGGGAGATCTATACTGACGGGGTCTACACAGCAGGCAGCATCGTAACAGGGGCAGCTACAGCTTCTGCCTCAGCTACTGCAGCGTCAACAGGATCCAAGACCCTGACCGGAGTCATATCGGCAGCAGCGAACGCAACAAAGACAGCAGCAGCTGCGGTGATCTTGGCAGGAGCTGTATCACTTGCTGCAGCGAGCACGGCAGCAGCCACCTCATATCAGCCCATTCAATACTTAGTTGAGTATGACTGGAGCCAGATCGACTACCTGCTCGACGCCTCTGATCAGAACTACGTCGACAACCAAGGCACATCCGGAGCAACCAACGATCTGGACCTGTATGCAGGACGCGGTCTGGCCCTTACCGGCAGCGCAACTGTCGACATCCCTGTCATCTATACGCTGAGTGCTGACAAACTATCATCGATCACGTCTCCTGCTGCGCCAGTTGTTGTCAGTGGATCCAACATCTCATGTGACGGTACAGGGACGGATAGTTGGGACAGTGCTCAGCTTGATCTGAACACCACGGCAACTACGTGGTCACACAGGTTCATGGCGTACATCGAGCTGAACATCACTATCAACTCGGGTACATTCACGATCACCGGATACGATGCAGGCTTCTCACTCACACAGCTTGACACGCCGATCACTCTCACAGCAGGAGACAACACGGTCAAGATCTACGGTGTGGCTGCGGACACACTGGTTGGTCTATTGGTCAACGGCGCTGTCGCTTTCGACATCGATATCAACTCGATCACGGTCAAGGAGTTCTCGACGCAGAACTCGTATGTCACAGTGTTCGACCCTAGCACCGGCCTTCTGACTCAGGAGAACATGCACCTCGGCGATCAGATCCTGTCAAACAACGACTTCACCGGAGGGCTTACAGACTGGGCGGTCCAGACACCTGCAACGTATGAAGTTGGCACGTTCTACGGCCGTACCGACGTACTGAAGGTCACTACTACAGACGTCGTATCAGGCAACCGCGTTACTCACAATGTGTCGTGGCTCAAAGGCCCTTATGAGGTAGACACAGAGGCATACATAGAGAGCGGGTCACTCAAGATCGACGGATCCGACGGGTACTGGGTAGGCGAAGGGGCGTTGGCATACGACCCTATCAGCGTCACGTCACCTACCGGACAATGGACACGATTCACAGAGGTTGGTGTTGCACTTGTTGATGTGGCTCACCAGATCTGGGTGCGGAGCCAGACCGGCACAAGTGCTGTCTCCTATCTTGACTGGATCGCGCTAAGACAGATCAAGCAGCCTGTATTCACAAAGCAGTTCTCTCTGGCCACGATCGGGATGGTCCTCGTCCACACGAACCCGCTGAGCGATGCGGATATCGCTGCGATCGAGGCAGCCCCGTACAAACTCGCAATGCTTGCGAAGGGTGTTGCCGGCCACGGGCTCAGCCTTACACTGGAGACGAACGACAAGTTCTTCGCGTTCATGGAGCCGAGCGGGGCAACCGTATACAACTCAAGGAACGCATCCGAGACTGCCACGATCGCGAACTATGCAGCGACAATCCGTACCGACGCGGACAACCTTCGAAAGGGGCTCCAGTCACGATACCTGACACTCGATGCTTCAGGCGTGATCACGGCTGTCACGTTCGACAAGTCTATTTTCCACGGGATCAGCGGGGACAATACGAAGTGGAACCCGTCGCTCGAGTCAGCATTCATCATCGAGGAGGTGGTGGATACAACACACTACTCGCACGTGTACAACGGCACAACGCTCACTACATGGACGAACGGTGTCGAGGGAACCCCCGCATCGCATAGCCCAGAGAACGCAGCGTACGAGCTCGGGAAGGGTGCATATCCGAAGATCTCCACAGACTCCTACTCAGCATACTCGCAGGAGTTCTTCAGGGTCGTCACCGGTACAAATATAGCCCAGTATGATCCGGCCACAGCCTACAACACTTGGGTGGGCGTCACGATCGTGTACGGGGCGTCGTCTCCCGCAGCGTCATCAACTGTAACTGCTGCAGCTGCTGCAGTATTTGACGGAACGGCTGCTCCTTCAGGATCAGCGACTTCATCAACAACCGGTTCACTGGTCAAGATCGGCGCAGCTTCGCCTGTAGCTAGTGCGTCAGCATCCGTCACCGGTGAGGTCATCTTATCTGGGTCGGCGTCTCCGTCATCGAGCTCGAGCGCGACAGCGTCCGGAAGCATGCAGATCCAGAGCACCGCGTCGCCGGCAGCGAGTTCGACAGCGTCATCGACGGCGTCGGCTGACAGATCTTCGGCTGCAGCTCCATCGTCAGACGCTGCAGCAGCTGCTTCAGGATCAGTCGTAACAGACTCCGTATCTGCACCGAGCGCACAGTCTACCGCAACCGCGTCCGGATTAGTTGACAGGGGAGGATCTGCTTCGCCGGCATCGAGCTCTACGGCTTCGGCATCAGCGGTCCGCACCCTCGGTGGATCTGCGAGCCCTCTGTCTGATGCATCTGTAACAGCTATTCCTTCCACAATAGGGCAGGTTGACGGAATAGCATCCGCAGCAGCTGACTCTTCAGTAACCGCAACGGCTGACTCGATCAAGGCCGGATCCGCATCGATGTTATCAGACGCAGCAGCTTCATCCGTTGGATCTGCTGAGAGATCTTCAACAGCAACGGCAGCTGCTGCATCAAGCGTGACCGCTACCGGAGTTCTGGATCTTGGTGGTGTTGCAACACCGGCGTCCGATGCGGGGGCTGCAGCATCCGCGCAGGTGTTCGGTATAGTCACCGGATCAGCATCTGTTTTGGCAGATGCATCTGTGAGCGCCTCTGGGACATTATTAGGCTCAGTCGATGGATCGGCTGCCCTGAACTCGATCGCAACGATTAATGCCGTTTCCGGCGTCGAGAGAGCATGTTCTGCAGCGATATCGTCTGACGCTTCATCTTCACCGGTTGGATCGTTAGATCTGCTTGGGTCCGCAGCAGCTTCATCAGACGCTGCAGCATCAGCGTCCGGAGATATCATCACGGTTGTCCAAGGATCCGCGAACGCGTCATCCAGTGCCGGCATGACAGCTTCCGGATCAGTCGAGATCTCGTCATCCGCATCGCCGGCATCTGACAGCTCCGTTGACGGATCTGCGAATGCTGACTACTCAGGATCATCAACGGTCGAAGGTTTGTCGACCGTTGGAGTATCGGGAGATGTGGCCGGCCCATTGACCGTAGAAGTGTCCGCCAGTGCAGGCGTCAGCGCGTACGGAAGCACTGGTGAGCCCGAGCAGGATATCCGCGTCGTTGACTTCTACACACGGGTAACAGATCTTCCTGACACAGTGGTGGTTCTTTTCGACACTCCGATTGTGGTTGACTTTGAGGTTATAATCCAGATCACGGATGGGACCAGAGTCTCAGATCGTGGATAGGAGACGGATATGTCTTACAGAAAATTAGTTGACGACCTGAACGAATGGCAGGGTGAAAGCCTTGAGAAAACTCTACGCAGGGGCGACGGTGTCGTGTGGGGTGATAATGAGTCAGGGGTATGGGAACTGTACAACGGATCTGGTACACAGGTTGCCAATGGTGTATGCACCAAGACACAGGACAAGATGGGGATAGTGGCACTCGTTCCGGAGTCGGACACTGCTGCCCTCGTAGGCAACCACGTCCTGTTGGTATACCGCTTGGACAGTAATGATGTGGGGGTAAAGGGCGTCATAGCCGAGTACCATATCGTGTACAAGAAAAAGAGTGCGTAATGTCTCAAAAAGTCGTTGGAGACTTTGTAAAGGTCGGAACGAGGTGGATGTTGGCGACAACCCTGATCTCCTTCACCCTATCAGGTATCCTGACGATGCTCGGGAAAGACTGGTATGGGTATATCACTTCGGTCCCAGTTACAGCGCAGCAGGTTGAAGCAAACAGGGTCAAGCTCGACACGATCGGGAAGGACGTCAAAGAGCTTCTAATTTTGAATCACAAAAATGACGTGACACTTCATGAGCACTCGGTGGTGCTGAGATACCATGCCGATGATCTAAAGAAGTGCAGGGAAAAATTGTTTGTAAGAGGAGACTGAGATGGTATCTTGGTGGAGCACAATATTTGGTGGAAGTAACGTAGTCAACGACTCGATGGAGTTGATAGACAACGCGTTCTACACAGATCAGGAGAAGGCAGGGCAGAAGATCGCGCTGCTTGAGTCGTATCACCCATTCAAACTGATCCAACGCTTTCTGGCGATGTGGATCACGTCGGTGTTCATGGGTTTGCTGACACTGGAGGTGGTATTGGTGATCATCGGGCAATGGTTCCCGAGGGCGATCGAGGCCATCGCAATGATCAACACGCTGTCCATGGTAGAGATGCTCGGGTGGGCGTTTGTTGCTGTGGTATCTCTGTACTTTACGGGCGGGGTTATCAATACTTTTGCAGGGAGGAAGAAGACATGATGTTCTTAAAAGATGGGGTTAGCATCGACGGCATGCAGCCTGAGATCATGATCGCGCTGATGGTCGCAAAGGACGTGTTCGCTGAGCACGGTATAGATCTGTGCATCACTTCAGGCGTCGAGGGCGAACACGGCCCAAGATCAAAGCATTACGAGGGGAAGGCCGTAGATCTAAGACGTCGGGACATCAAGACGCAGGTCATTGCCGAGCTGATCTTGGAGAAGCTTCAGGAGAGACTTAACGGATCCAAGGGCAACTTCAAAGGTCAGTTTGACATCGTTCTCGAAAAGACGCACTACCACCTCGAGTTCGATCCGAGCTGATCGGCCATCGGTTTAAAACTTTAGCAATGCTATAATGCAGTAAATTTTAAAAGGATAACACTATGGCTAACGTGATTTACAATTCATTCAAGGGCAAGGTGATGGAGGGCGCTATCAACTGGTCTGACAACGCCACAACGACCATCCGTGTCATGCTCGTTGATGATACATACACGCCAAACATTGACGGTGAAGTCTGGAAGTCGGATATCGACCTGACCGGCGCAGAAGTCTCAGGAACCGGCTACACTGCCGGCGGGGCTCTTCTGGTAAACCGTGCCGTCAATGTCGATACGACAGCAGATTGGGCCGAAGCAGACGCCGATGATGTAACGTGGGCTACATCCACGATCACGGCCCGTGGCGCCATTGTCTATAAAGACACCGGAGTCGCTGCTTCATCGCCACTGATCGCATATATCGACTTCGGTACGAACAAGGTCTCCAGTGCGGGTGACTTCACGATCGTATGGAATGTGGACGGCGTATTTAGAGCAAGTTAATCGTGGCGATTTACTACCTCAACACTGACCCGTTCAATGACGGGTCTCTTCTTCACTCTTGGCACTTTGAGAACACATACAGTGATATCCAAGCCACTGCCCCTCTCTTAGCAAGAACCGGATCCTACACACTATATGCTGCAGGTGAAACAGGGCTTGCGCTTGACCACGCCGGCGGGGCAGACTCTGTCCTTGAAAACTGGTCAACTGACGCACTTCTGCCGTTCGCAGACTATCAGTCAATTACGCTGTCTCTTCAGCACATCTTTTTGGGTGGATCTACAAACTGGCAGGGCGGTGTAATTGCGATAGGCAATGTTGATACGAGATACAATGTGCAGATCGCCTTCCAATACGGAGGGGCTGGCCTAACGAGGATAGATGTGGCTACGCATAATGGAGGCCTTTCGGCCGGCCCATACTACGTGTCTTCATCTGCCTTCCATAAATTCGACTATGAGTACGACGGGGGAACCGGCAACCACTACCTATACATCGACGAGACAGCACACCTGATCGGCAACCTGCCAATGAAGTGGGATACAAGACAGCCACTTCTCTGGATCGGTAGGAACAGCATCGGGAACCTGTCCAACCTTATTGCGAGATGGGATAATATCTTCCTGTTTGACAGAGTCCTATCCGCATCAGAGAGGCTTGCTCTTGCGGACATAACACTGCAGGATCCTAGTGTAACTGTAAACGCAACACCGGCTGATCTAACATTCACGGCCCCGATATCGATCCCGAAACAGGACGCATCTGTTGTCGTAACCGCAACCGATCTGTCGATCACTCCTCTTGACCCTGCTGTAGGATCCTACCAAACGATCGACGCCGGCCCGACAGATCTTCTGTTCACTGTACATCAGGCACTCGACAACATAGCAAGGCCAGACACTGCCGTGTTCAGCCTGTCGTCTCCAATGTTGGGGGTTATGGAGCCTACAGTGTGGCCTGATACCGTGGTGCTGCAGATAGACCAGATGCCGGTCAGCGTTCCTGACATAACACTGGCCATAAATGACTACATAGGGTGGCCACTTATGTTTGAGGTTCCGGCACATAAGGTAGTTGCTGATCCTGACGTGATCTCGTTCGCAGTGCTTCCGATATCTATGGTGTCTGCAATCCATTCGAATTACACACATCTTAGATTCTATATGCCTCCGCCGGAAGTCATCATTGACTTCACGACGGACAACACCAGAACTGATCTGAATATTACTGCGCTTGGTACTGCCTGATCATCTCTTCGATCTGCTTGGTAGCGTTAGGCGTATCGGCACCCTTTTTAACCTTCCCCTTCTCGTCGAGCTTGTATGGCTTAAGTGCGTTGGCATCGCATACGATCTTCGTCGCTCTTCGGATGATCTCTGGGAATACATCATAGCTCGCGTTCAGCTCCTGCTTCACGATCTCGTACATCATCTGGATTGCAGATTCAACACCGTTTCTGAATGTCTCTGACAGGACCTCGCTGTTAAACAGGGCCTTCATCTTGGTACCCTCCCAAACATACATCGTGTCAATAAGGGCGTCTAGGCGCTCGGCAACCGTAGTCGCATCAGCGAACTCCTTGATCTCTTCTTGGAGCATCTTCTGCTCGTTCGCTGCATCCCATTTGAATCCGTTCCTCGGTTTGTTGAAGTTGTAAACCGCTAATTGCATTGCTGTCCTTTTCGTAGTTGTATTGTATGTAGGCCATCCCGAAGACGTAGATGGCAAAGCCGGTGATAGCGAGCAGCCACACGAGCGCATTAGAATGGGATCTCGTCTTCATCTATGTCGATCGGAGGTTGCTGTTGCGGGTCCATCAGGCTGCCCTGATTCGGATTACCGTATTGTGGTTGCTGCGGTTGCTGCTGCGGTTGTTGGTACGCGGTGTGAGGCTGCTGCTGTGGCTGCTGTGGCTGCTGTGGCTGCTGTGGCTGTGGCTGCTGCTGCGGTTGGTTGTACCCTCCGTGCTGCTGCTGCGGAGCATTGTACCCTCCATGCTGCTGTGGCTGCTGATAACCGCCTCCCTGACCCTGACCATTGTCCTGCTTCTGATCGAGCATCTGCATGCTCTCTACGGCCACAGAGTGCTTAGATTTTTTAGCACCACTCTGGTCAACCCACTGGTCGAACTGAAGCCGGCCCTCTACTAAGATCTTGGACCCTTTTCGCAGGTACTGGTTAGCAACCTCTGCGGAGCGACCAAAGAAGGTGATGTCGATGAACATGACCTCTTCTTTCTTTTCGCCGTTCTGCGTGAACTTTCGGCTCGTTGCGATGGCCGTCTTGGCTATCGCCAGTCCGGCTTGAGAATATCTCAGCTCGATATCGCGTGTCAGGTTACCGACAAGGACTACTTTGTTAAACATGATCTCCCCTTTGCGCTTTTAAGATGTCGTCTTCCGACGTTTTATGGATATCTGGTATGCTCAGAAACTGATCTTCAGTCAGAGTGTACCCGTTGTGCTTGTTGTGACAGTAGATCTCACCGCTGCTCATTAGATCAAAGTCGTAGTTTGACGTCTTCACTGTGTAACCTTCCTTGATCTTCTTGAGAGCAAACTCTGTTGTAACTGGACCATCCACCATCACTTCACCTTTTTAAGCGGTTGACAGTATGTTATCACTGTGTCTTTAGAGCTGTTCGATGCGACCGCGTCGACAGCGTTCCTGCACTCTTCGTACGACGGCATAGGAGTTTTGCTCACTAACCCGTCACGGAAGAAGCTTGGCTCGATTATGATTACGAATACCCACTCGATCATAGCTCTCCCTCCTCAATCAATCTGTAGATCTTCTTCATTGTGATCCACTCGTACGGCTCGTTGGCCGGCTTTGTGCGATCAAACTTGGCGATACCGTTCTTGATACCCTCACAGCGCATACCCTTGGCTATGCCGGTGTCGGCAACATTTTTTTCCTTCATCTGATCACCGAGTATGATCACCCAGTAGAATATCGTCTTCAGTGCGTACCAAATTGCTTTAATGTGCTTCACTCTTCTCCTCCTCCTCTTTTTCGATCTGTCTGACCACTACCTTCAGGTACCGAACGACTTCGTCGATCAGATCCTTAGAGTTCCTTGTCTTCTGGTTGTTTGACCAGATAGCGTTGTACAGTCTGGCCTGACATACCCGAAGAGCCTCGTGAAGATCAATGTCAAGAACCTCCTTCTCTTGGATCTTCGGGATCCTGTCCTCGGATCCTGCGACGTGAATTTTAGCCATAACCTTCTTTGCACTCAGTCGCTTCGCGTTGATCTGGCTGTTGAGGTATCTGATCACGCGCTCGTTACCGCCGTACTCGTCCCTCAGTTTTATTAATGTCATGAAACACTCTCCATTATTCTGCTCCACTCCTCCTCATTCACCCTAAATGTGAAGCCTTTGCTGCCTCCAAGCATGAAGATGAACTCGAGGTGATGACAAGCCTCACGGTTTGATATCTTCGTGAAGCTCAACTTGTTCCCGTTCTCGTCGACTGGGAAGTCTGGATCCCACTTGCTGAGCAGGACCTTCATGTCCTCCTGAGTTATGCGCTCGGCCATATCTCTGGCCTCACCCATTGGAGCCGACGCGACCAACTGATCTCTGTACTCCCTGATCACGCCACGCAACAAGCGATTTAATCGGTTACTTATCAGCATCTTTGATCATTATGGACGCAACGATCGATCCGGCTTTCCTGTAGTCCGAATCTTTGAATTTGATGTTGTTGTCCTTGACGATCTTTTCATAGTCGATGGTGCCTTTTCGTGTTGCGTAGTTGACCCTGATCAGGTCGCCCTCGATGTTCTTGCCATCGGCATACAGTTTGATCTCTGAGTCGATCTCTTTTAGCTCGTCCTCGTACTTCTTCTTGAGGTTGTAGATCTTGATGCGCTTCTTCTCGAGCGACAGGAACTTCTTGTCGACGATGCGCTCGTACTCAACCTCTGGGACCGGCATCTTGTCGAACTCGTCCCAAGCCTTGTCTACATTCACCCATAGATCCTGATCAAATTTGATCGGTTCCGACACAGCGTAAGCGCCAACATCTGGGGAGTATGCGACAAGGTACCCGACCTCGGCCGGCGAGCAGTACATCTGGTGGTAGATCTGCAGCAGGTACTTGTGCGGGATCTCCCCAGTCATCAGCATCATGTAGGTAACATGTGAAACCTTCAGCTCGGTTAGAATCTTGTTGTCGAACGAGATCCCGTCGAGCGATGCCCTGTACTTTCCGTGCTCCCAGACCGTAGGTGACAGCATCGTGCCGAAGTGCTCCTCGGCCCACTCTCTAACCTTGTTCTCAAGCGTGACGCCTCTCTTCATTGCTGCGTTGACGAACACTTCGTCAAGGCCGGCCTTAATCCGCTTCAGCTTGTTCGGCGTGTTGAACCCAACGCCCATCACATCGGCTGTCTCTGATGCGTTACGAAATTTCTTGCGTGTCTCTAACCATGCAGCTGACCCTTGGACAGCTGACTCGTCTGTTATCAGTTTTTTCTCTGCCATCACTTCCCTTTCTTGAGCTGTTTGATCGCTTTGTCAAGCTGAGCCTTTGAGGCCTTGTCGAATGACGGTACACCGAGGAAGTTCAGCCAGTCCTGACGGAATTTCTGATCGCCCTTCATGAGCTCTTCCATCTCAAGGACCTGCTCTTCGTCCGCCTCTTTGTTTTCTGCGATCGGGTTGGATCCCGCAAGACCATCATCGTCTACAGTCTGTAGTCCAAGCATTGCTACAAGCTGATAACGTCTGAAGTATGTCAACGAGCTACCGCTCTGCTGCGCGTTCAGGCCGTCCTGCATAATAAGCTCTGACGACACAGATGACCCGTCTTCCAAGTCGTGCAGCTCAAGAATTACGAAGTTCCTGTTGTCGCGACTTGTCGTTTTTGACAGGTACAGGATCTTGTGTTCATCAAAGACCGGCTTCAATTCATCCAAGATGCTGTTGAGATCCGTGTAAGTGTTCTTGAAGTGGTCGTTCTTACTGTCCTTCTTGATGCGGTTGATCTCCGCTTGCATCTTGAACATTTTCTCTAAAATTGCCATTTTCTACTCCTCACAAGTGTTGCTTTGCCTCCGGCCAAAAGGATCTTCAGCCAGAGCTTTTTCATTGACTTCCAGTCACCTACAGTTATGACCGTCCCACCGAGGAACGACTCATTCACCCTCCACATCTTTCTCCTTTCTTTTTCTTGCTTCAGAGGCAAAGTGTCTGATCACCTTGTCAAGCTGACCTCTTAGCAGGTATGCATTGATCTCCTTGAAGATATCCTCCGGATTCTCGTCAAACTCTTCCACGAGTCTCTCTACAAGTGCCGAGATCATAGCGACCACTTTGCGGTTGCTGATCTCACCTTGGAAACCGATTCCAAGGCCGAACCCGCTTTCACCCTCTTTGAATAGAGCGATAACCGAAGAGTAATCTTCAGGGACTTGGTCCTTGATTGTCTCCAGATCGAAGTCTAATAGCTCTGCTGTTTTTGTTTTTTCATCCATCATGTATCCTTTGCCCAGTGGGTCTTTTTGAATTTAGAGGCTTTCAGCTCTCTGTAGAACACGTCTGTACGTGCTCCGCAGATGGCTGAGGGTGTTAAAAACCCTCCACTCTTCTGCAGATCTCCATGTGGTATTTCAGTAGCGTCTCTTGCGGTGTTGTTCCATGTTTTTTCATTAAGCCTTCCTCATTGCGTTAATGCACAGCACGTAGGCCGTATCTTTGAGTGGAGTGTGTATCACCCCGTTCTTGTCCATTCTTCGAAGCGAGAACAATCTGGCCGAATGTGGTGGCTGCTCAGAGCTGACGAAGTAGATATCCTCTCCAACCTCTCTCGCGTTGTGGATCTTGCTGTTGAAGAACTTCATTGTCGCAGTGTCAAACCAATGCCCATTTGGGTTGCGTTTGCGGTACTCTCTTTCAAGCTTCAACTGTGTGTCCGTTTTTCGTGACATCCTGCACCTCCCTCAGTAAAGATTTTTCGTGTGGGCCTAAATAGATCAGATCGTTCGGCCATCTCATGTCAATATCTCCGTAGTCGATCACCTTGTACTCCCACCGCGTGAAGCTCGCTTTCGGACATGTTTCGTCCTTCTTGCCTGTCTTCTCCACGATGATCTCGCGCCCTTTAATTACTTCGTAAATTTTCTTTGGCATTATTGACCTTTCACTTTTACCTTTCTGGTTAGCGACTCCCTGCTGATCAGGATCGCGCCCTCATTGTTCAGGTACCCTGCTTCGATCAGCTCTTCAGCCTTCTCGAGATACCAACCGCCGTGCTGATTCGCGTACCCAGACGCAACGATATTGGAGAAGACCTCCAACAGCTCGTAGCATGTGAGCGAGCTTCCGTCGAATATCTCCTCAAGAGGTTTAATATTTTGCATCTCTGATCTCCTTAAAATCATATAGCGACGACAGCTTTATGTAGTCGACGCCTTCAAACGGAAGACCGCCTGTGCCGTGGTTGTAGTTGAGCATGTACCGAAGCGACTTGTTCTCGCCAGAGTGAGTGAAGTTTGCGAACTTTCTGAACCCACCGATGTATCTGGACAGGATCTCTTCGAGTTCCTTGATCAGGGCCATCGTATCATCATCAGCTATGCCACGAACACCTCCGTAAAGGTACCCATGGTCACATCCTTGCTTGTTCAGAATATCGATCTCAGATAGTTCTTTGATGCGTTTTACGTCTTCAGGTTTCATATTTACTCCTCCAAAATTTGGTGGCGCAATTTTGCGCTGCCAATTATTGTTATTCGGTCTTCCCGAACCACTCAGGATCTTCTTCGATCCCAAGCACGTCGAACAGCTTGTCCATTGCCTCGTCGCTAAGGTTGACGACTGCTCTGATCTGCTCCGACTTTATGCGCCGGCGCTCTTTGTACATGATCGCGGGGATGTCTTTGATTGACACCCCTGTGGTTAGCTTAAACATTCCGGTGAACGAATCTGGCTTTATCTTCAGATCATACTTCCGAACGATGTCCTCGCTGCTCATGCGCTTTGATATGTCCGTACAGATCCCGACGATATTCGCCATGATCAGCACACGTGGGACCGGCTTGAGCCCAATCTCGGTCAGAAGCCTTGCGACCTCTTTGTATTGCTCTTCTGTTTTGTTTCCGATATCCATTGCGTATCCTTTTTTTGGTTATGCGAGCAGCTGCTCGTAAATGCTCTCTAGGTCATCGACAGCTTCATCGATACCGCGGTCCCAAGCTGACGCGTCGAGTGCGTTTAGGCAGTAGACGAACTTCTCTTCGTCGTCCTCCCACTCTCTGGCGTCTTCGATCGTAGGCGTGTAGTTCTTTCCAATGTGCAGCTTTGAGTAGAAGTGTCCGAGCGTTGCTGATCTCAGCATTCTGTCCGAACCCTTTCCGGTGAATGGGCGAAGGATCGTGTCCTTACTGTCGGCGTGAACAACCTTGAACACCTGTCCGCTCTTGTTGCTTCTTACAAAGCTGTCTTCGCTAAATACGTCTCTCATAATTTTTCTCCTGTTTTGATCTCCCTGACAGAGATTCCTGCGATTGCCGGCAACCCTCTGCTGCCGAACACCCTGTGAATGTAGTTCGCGTGTTGAGATCCTGACTTTGAGATCATCGGTTCGTTCTTGAACTCAAGATCTCCCCAGTAACCCCATGTGTATTCATATTGAACCATATCAACACCTCCTACTTGATCATGCCGTGGTAGACTTCACAGATGAAGTCGCCTACAGCCTGAAGATCATCGGTCCCATTTGGCCACTTCTTGTCGAGGCGGGTCTGGATGTATTCCTTCTCGCTGCGCTCAAGCTTGTCGACTCTGGTTGTCTCGTTGACATCCCCGTAGCTCTTGTCGCTGTTGAATGTGACAAGGATGTGATCTGTAGCTACATGTTTGCCGGTAAAAGAAACGGCAAAGCCGTCGCTTTCGTAGTAGAATGCTTTTCTATCTTTCATCATGTATCCTTTATGAGAGCATCTCATAGGCCGGCAGTTCGTCGACCTTGCAGATGATGTGTGTTCCGAAGTCGCCCTCGGTTACAACGTAGCGACCCTCCACAGCCAGACTCAATCCAAACAATGAGTAAGAGTGGTAGATGCTGTCTTTCTCGTCGTATTCATGCTCTCGCAGGAACATTTCGACGAGTACCTCGAGGTGCTTCACTTCGGCACCGGTTTTTGTTGCTTTCTTGATCGCCTTGGCGATATCGTTACGGTTTAGCATGTGATCCTCCTGTGTGTCTTTAGTATCCGAGTGGTCAACACTCTATAGGATGCAGGGAACGGTTACCGGAGCAACCGGTTAATGGGTTAGCGTGACCTCAAATTCCGTCCTCGCCTGCACCCTATAAAGGGTTGACGTGTGTATAGATGATTTATACTGACTCCGCAAAGCCATCAACGCGATGACTCTAAATCAGTGGCTCTCCGTAGGTGGGGCGACCCAAGACCTTAGATAAGGACTTTCGATTTTCAACATTGGTCCGAAGACCGTCTTCGGAGAGGAGATCCTCTCTTCCAACACCACAATGATAACATCTTTCTGTATGACGTACATTAACTTTCTAAGGTAATTCCAAGATTTAAGTTTCGAGAAAGCTAATGGGTTTGTGATATAATTCCATTAGATTCATAAGAAAGGAGATCCCATGAAGGAACTGCAGACAATTACACTGTCAGCCATGATCACTCCGTCCAAAGAGAAGGAGATCGAGAAGGCTCTCGAAGTGTACAATGGTAACAAGTCAGATCTAATTCGTGAAGGTGTCGACATGATCCTTGCCAAGATCATGAAAAAATAGTATAATTATCAGGTGATGGTGCTTGTATCCCACCATCCGTACCAGATCTAACGGTCTAGCATTTACAATCATCCAAACAAACTTTGGCCCTCTAGCTTTCTTGGGCCAGAGCAATTTCTTGGTGTCCAAGCAACCACCCAGAGAGCTTCTGCTCTCCGAGTTTGAACAGCAAGAAGTTGCTTCTATGAAGAAGTCTGAGGTTGCTTGGACACATCCTCTTCAAACTTCCCAATTTTACCAGTCTGAAAGACCAATATATGGCGAGTAAGTTCATTACCGTCAGCATAGAAATTATGCATGACACCAACTTGAGCCCGAATCAAAAGTTCATTCTTGCGGAGATCGAGCAACTATGCTCACTCGAGAGAGGCTGCTTCGCGAGCAACAAACATTTTTCTGAGCTGATCGGGATCACAAAACAGGGCGCGTCAAAGGCGATCCAGAAGCTGCAAACTGATGGATATATTCACGTAGAGATCATACAGGGGTCAAGAAATACAGAGCGCATAATCACTCTGATCGACAGGTCATCCAATGTGGTCCAAGAAGTATCAACTGAGGTTGATGGGGTATCAACTGGAGTTGATAGGGTATCAACTCAGGTTGATGGGGGTATCAACTCAGGTTTACAGTCTAAAGAGAATAGACAGTTTAATAAACAAGAGAATATACAAATAATCCCCGCGTGGGTAGACACGGGGGCGTGGGCGAGATGGGTCAGGTACCGGCAAGAGATCAAGAAGCCGTTGTCCCCTACCATGGTCGAGAGGCAGCTAAGTTTCCTCTCTCAGCAGCAGCATCTACATGTTGCTATAATTGACCAGTCGATCCGCAACGGTTGGACTGGGTTATTTGAGGTCAAGGGCGGTCATGTTAGCAGGACCGATCAGAACATGCATGTCGCTCAGCAATGGGCCAACAAAGAAGAAGTCGAAGAGGTGGAGGTGATTGATGCTTGATCGACAGCTATTTGCACAGATGTTCGCAATGCTTTGCGAGGTATACAACAGACAACAGACGGGACCGCTGATGGACGGGTACTACTTGGTCCTGAAGCAGATGGGGGACGAGGAGTTCAAGAGCGCGGTAGCATCTATCCTCGAGAACAGGACGATGCAGGCTCTTCCGAAGCCGGCCGAGATCCTTGAGTATGCGAAACCTCAGCTCGAGGCTCTGGCTGCACTGGCCCTACAGGATCTGGAGAGTGCGTTCTGCAGCGCAGGCCGTTACAGATCCGTCAGGTTTGAGGATCCGGTGCTTCACAGCGTGATCACTGCTATGGGAGGTTGGACGCATATCTGCGAGATGGAAAAGAGAGAATGGGAGTTCAAGCGGAAGGAGTTCCCGAGGCTGTACGCTCTTCACGCTAGGAGGGGGTCACATCCTGAGCACGTGGCCGGCCAACTGGAGAAGACAATGCACTTGGGTATCTGCCAGAGCCCTGACTTCGCTGACGTGAAGGCATCGTACACCCTTCCGAAGGTCAAGACGGTAGAGGCGCTAAGCGCACCGGTTCCGGCCGGCGTTGCAAAGATAGCAGCGATGGTGAAAGTATGAGCATCGACTGCTCTACAAGTGTCGGGGAGATCTCCTTCCTGACGATAGCATTGTTGTTCATCGGGGCGATGGTGATCGACTACTTCAACAAGGGGAAAAACTGATGGTAAACGTAACAATAGGCGGTAACAGAACCGTGATAAGCAAGCAGTCTGTGCTCGATGCGTTCATTGAGTCGAGACCGTACGAGTTTTTGAAGGCCGGCCTAAGCAATGACCACACCGGCGTTATCAGAGACTGGCTCGTGGAAAACTACGCGATGTCAGAGGACACGTACGACAACATGACTCAGTTTGTGATCTGGAGGCTGTTTTGAGACGAAACCTATTCCCAAATCACAAGCGTATCAAAGGCGAAAGAGGCGTGAAGAACAGGCCGTACCTCAAGTGGTTCGCGAAACAGAACTTCCCGTGCTATATCTGCGGTAGCACCAAAGGCGTCGAGGGCCACCACATCAAGCGCGACTCAAACGATCCAAAGAATGACGAGCAGCTGATGCCACTATGCGAGGAGCACCACAAGGGGACATCTCTTTCACCTCACGGGACGCCGGTCCTATTCCGCAACAAGTACCCGATGGATGTGCAGCAGGAGATCGGAGAGAGATACTTCCACAAGTGGATCGAGTCATGATCATACGGCATCGGAGAAGGTACAAAGAGTCGTCTCTGGCACAGAGTGTCTCAGACTATCTGCAGATGGGGTACCCAGAGGTTGTCTATCGGTTTGACTATGCAGCGGATCTGAAGCTAACAAAGAAGCAGGCTACCAAGATGCAGCGACTGCAGGGCAAGTGGTCATCAGGCCATCCGGATCTGTTCATCTCTGAGCCTGTAGGGGAGTACCACGGTCTCTACATAGAGCTCAAAGCTGAGCGGATCATGAAGCTCGACGGTTCCGGCCTATTGAAGGACGATCATCTCGAGGAGCAGGCAGAGAGATTAAGGCTGCTGAACAAGAAGGGATATTTCGCATGCTTCTGCGTAGGGTTTGAAGACACGAAGAGAACAATAGATAATTACATGAGAAATAAGCTATAATGCTCACCGAATCCAACAAAAAAAAGGAGCCACCCATGGCAACAAACAAAGAACTGGCGGAAGATCTCAAGAAGGTCAGAGCGGAGAATGAAGCTCTCAAAACAAACAACGAGATCCTTGGCGCGGAGAACACTCGTCTGGCCGAAGAGCTGCAGTCAACACTTGAGCACCACGACGAAGTGAACAAGGCATACGACGAAGAGATCGCACGTCTGCGTCAGGAGCTGCAGGAGAACACCGTTATCGAAGGAGAACCTGATGTAGGCTTCAACGATCAAGACTACGGTGTATCCAAGCCACTCACAGACATCGTCAAGGTTGCTGAGTTCACTCACAACGTCGGCGGTCGTGGGGCGGTCGTCCGTGTTAAACCTGTAGTCAAAGGCAAGAGCTACGAAGTCTTCCTCAAAGAGATCGAGAAGTAGCATGGAAAATCAGCATAGAAAGATCAAGGGCTACAGAGAGCTTTCTGCAGAAGAGATCCAGATGATGAACGATGCCAAGACTAAGGCTCAGGAGGTCGGTGATCTGATCTCCACCCTCGAAACGATCGAGAGCATCGACAAGCGTTGGTTGGCCATTGCCAAGACGGACCTGCAGAAGGGCTTCATGTCTTTGGTCCGCAGTATCGCTCAGCCAGAGACGTTCTAAGAGGCCATCATGTCAAGCATTTCGTTATCGCACCAGAGAGAGAAGTTCGTCCTACAGATCTTCAGTGGTTTGAGTCAGCGGAAGGCTTACAGGGTCGCCTACCCTTCATCAGAGCACTGGAAAGACAGCGTTGTCGACGTGAAAGCGTCGCAGCTTATGGCCGATGATAAGGTAAAGCTAAGGCTTCAAGAGCTCAGAGATGAAGAGGTCAAAGAGACCAAGTACACAAAGCAATGGATCATGGAGCGGTTTGAGGGTGTCTTCGATAAGAGCTCTCAAGCGGTCCCAGTCATGGTGTACGACAGGGAGCTCGGCGAGTATGTAGAGACCGGTGAATACAAGTTCGACTCTTCCGGAGCCAACAAGGCGCTGACGGAGATCGGGAAGCTTCAGGGCCACTACATCGAGAAGGTGCAACTAAGCGGTGAGCTTGACCTCAAGGCGATCGCACTGCGGAGACATGAGGAGAGACAGATGGAGAAGAAAGATGATGAATAAACTTGTAGGCGCGATCGCGTCAGTATTCGTGGGAAGCCCGACGGAGAAGAGAGAGAACTACCACTTCGACGAGACACACTCAGCGAAGTCAAATCAACGCAACGCATCGAGAAGCAAGCGCAAGATGCTCTTGGAGCGCGGTGCGGTTCCTGACGACATCGGTGCGAGACGTTTCATCCGCAGATCTGAGAAGGCCAAGAAGGCCAAAGAGAAGAGGCTCGAGAGAGCAGCACGAAGGGAGGGTCTGTAGCATGATGCACGATGAAGATCAATTTCAACTTGGCGACGAGACAGCCGAGTTCATGGAACTGGGGGAGAAGGTCCTCAAAGAGTCAAGGGAGAAACAGAGTTGTGAGCGCCTCGAGAGAGCTGTTCGTGACGAGATGATCGAAGAGGCTGACCGATCGTTCGATGAAGATCTCGGGCTCTCAACTGGTGGCATGAAGCGCAGCAATACTGAAGAGGAGTTCCTCGAAAAGATGGCCAAGCGAAAACATGACATGGAGAGAACCATGATCAGGGCAGCGATCGCACATGACATCGGGATAGACATCGAGTCAGACATCATGGACGGCCGTGACTCAGAGCTGCTCAATGTGATCACAGACGTGGCTATGGGCAACCGTGAGTCATACAACTGGCTCAAGAGAGAGCTGTACCGGCCACACGAGCAGCCTCAGGACCCGATCATGGTCCACGAGGCACCGCATGTCGTCATCAACGTATCGGGGGACTACTATGGCTCGCTACATAGGGACTAAAGTCGTAGAGGCGCAGCCACAGGTCCAGAACGGCGAGGAGGGCTACGAAGTCATCTATTCCGACGGATATGCCTCGTGGTCTCCTAAAGACGTTTTTGAGGCATCCTACAACCTTGTGAGCCACATGAACTTCGGTGACTGTCTGTACTACATGAAGGCCGGCGCTGCAGTGCGTCTGCCGATGTGGGGCGAAGGGGTCATGATCAGAGCCCAGTTCCCAGACGAACATTCGAAGATGACTCACCCATATCTATACGTCGAGAGTCCTAACGGCAGGGTACCTTGGACGCCAACATTCATCGAGCTGCTCAGAGAAGACTGGGAACTCGTTGTAGAAGGAGGCGAAGATGTCTAAGAAGTATGTCGTTACGACCGGCGACGGTCACAGGATAGGTGAGCACTACTACACTGACTGGCTCGTGCTCGCAGTGTGGAGACTATGGCGGATCAAGCTTGACGGCCAGAACCGGCTCGTATGGAAGCAGCTGAGAGTGAATGTATGACGATGACACCCGAGCAGATCGCAGCAGAAAAAGAGCAGATGATCATCGACTGGGGGAACAGCATCGAGCTGTTCGTTCACGAGGCGCTCGGGGTTAACCTGTACTTCAAAGAGGATCCTGACTACGACGAGCAGCAGCTCTGGGTCCTTCAAGATATCGACCGTGGTGAACAGAACATCGCGATCGCATCCGGACACGGTACCGGCAAGACCGCGCTCCTCGCGTGGGTAATCCTATGGATTGGGTTTTTTAAGTACGACGCCAAGATCCCAGTGACTGCTCCGACTGCACCTCAACTCATACGACTACTCATACCAGAGGTCCGCAAGTGGGCGGAGAAGCTGCCTGCGGAGCTCAAGAAGGCCGTCAGCGTCAAGCAGGACCACGTCACATTCACCACGGAGAACGTATGCGTGGCCAGAACGGCACGTAAAGAGGCCCCAGAGGGTCTTCAGGGGTTTCACGCTACATTTCTCGGGTGGATCATCGACGAAGCGTCAGGTGTTGCGAACAACATCTTCGAGGTCATCGACGGATCCCTGACCGGCGAAGACTATCTACGGATCATGCCGGCCAACCCTACAAGAACAGAAGGATATTTCTATGATGCATTCCATAAAAACCGCTCGCTGTGGAAGTGCCACACGTTCAACGCAGAACGAAGCCGAAACGTCACAAAAGAGTCAATCGAACGAAAGCGGGTCCAGTACGGCCGTGATTCGGATGCTTATCGCGTTCGTGTGCTTGGTCAGTTTCCCCGTTCGTCTTCTGACTCTGTTATTCCGCTCTACGTCATCGAAGAGGCGATCATCCGTGACCCGTCGGAGACGAATCGCGCAGGCGCTGAAGTTTGGGGCCTTGATTATGCTGACATGGGTGACGATACTACTCGCCTTGCAAAGCGTGTTGGTCATGACTTTTATGCTGTCGAACAGTGTCCTGCTGAAGGAGCACATCGGCAAGTCGCAACAGCAGACTGGCTCGCCTTCCAGTACAACAGAGCCGATCGAAAACCAAAGGCCATCTTCGTCGATGCCATTGGAGAGGGATCCGGTCTTATATCCGTCCTACGGATGGATCATTACTCACACATCCCCGTAGTTCCAATAAAAGGCAGTTCGGCTGCAATAGAGAGTGAGATATACTTGAACAAGCGATCCGAGCTCTTCTTCAGGCTGAAGGGCATGTTGGAAGACGAAGGACGCATGCTTGACGATGACTCGATCATCGGTGAGCTATCTGCTCAGAAGTTCAAGATCTCTACCGGAGGGAAGCTTCAGCTGATCCCGAAGGAAGAGATCAAGGAAGAGCTCGGGAGATCTCCAGATCAGGCCGATGCGATGGCTTTATGCTGCGCAGAGATCATCGTAACGGAAGAGGACGTCGAAGAGGCCAACAAGCGTTACCACACCGAGTTTGTAGAAGAAGACGACGGGGGGTACGGTTCATGGTAGAAGACAAAGAGAAGACGATCGTGTGTCACGAGCCTAATGCAGGGCGACTGCTGAATCTTGAGGCGATGATCTTTTTGAATGGTGGCGATCCGTTCAAGGCACTGGCCTTCGCAAGAAGGTATGATCAAGTGCGGGTGACGGTGAGTCTTGAGTCAATCGAAAGGGCTCTCATGGCGTGGTGGATAAACACCGGTTGGGAGGATTCCCAGATCGTTGAGGCGTTGAGCACAGAGGACCGCAAGGTCACACTGGCCAGAGTCGAGAGAATGAGGAGAAAACTAAATGTCAAAGAAGAAGACTAGGGCGGATATCATCGAGGCCAGTAAGGCACAGATGATCCTGCTCAAAGACACTGCGATGCGCGGGTATGATCAGCACGAGGCTGACTTCCTGACGCTTGAGCAGGCGTACATCGGTACCGTGGACGAACGGCAGCGGACATCACTCAAGAAGAGACGAAAGTCTTCACTGGAGATCCAGATCATCAAGCCGAAGGTCATGAAGGTCACACGTGAGATCATGAAGTCGTTCTTTGGGGGCAACGAGCTCGCGAAGATCACACCGGAGAACAGCGAAGACAAGGATCTTGTCAAGGCGTTATCAGAGGAGCTAAAAGACTATGCAAGAACCGAGAAGTTTTACACGCGATGCAAGCCATCTATTCGAAATCAACTTGTTTATGGAACTTCTGTCTCCAAGGTTTACTGGGCGAACAATAATGTCCGCATTGAAAACTGCTCTCTCGCCGATGTGTGGATTGACCCATACGCTCAGGATGCGGATTCGGTCAAATATGTCGTTCACAGAATCACCTCCCTAACGATAGGGGACATCAAGCGATGGGTTCAGGCTCGATGGGACGACAGATCAGACAGAACCAACGGTCTGGTTGAGGTCAACCCGAGCAGCGTTGACTGGACCAAGTTCGCGAACAACAGCGCAGCGATGAACGGATCCGTTGAGGATGTTGGGGAATACGCTCGTCCGGAGATGTACGAGATCTACCGCATCACACCGAACGGGTGGACTGTTTCGACGATGATGGACAACGAGGAGTTCATGCGACTCGAGGAGCCACTCAATGACGGCAACCCGTTCATCATCTCTCAGCAGGATCCGCAGTTCGTCGGTATCAAAGAGACGCCGGTCAGAGGTTACGGCGCTCCGTTCATCGACGCTATGATCCCGCTGCAGAAAGAGTACGCGATCCGTCGCAACCAACAGATCGACGCCATTGACATGCAGCTCAATATGCGTCTACTGACTACGAAGAACAACGGTCTGAGAGAGGAGGACCTGAACTCGCAGCGCAAGAAGCTCGAAGTGTCAGATCCGAACATGGTGGTACCGCTGCCAACCCCTCGCATCGATCAGTCGTTCTTCGATACAGACAAGCTCGAGAGCGAGATGCAGGAGATCTCCGGAGTCACCAAGTACTCTCAGGGGATCAACGACAAGGCCAACCTCAACCAGACGGCCACAGGCATGTCTATTCTCGCGCAGGAAGGGTCAGGTACCATCGATGACGTGAACAGGTCAGTGAACGAGTCTTTCTTCACGCCTATCGTCCATCGCATCGTCCACCTGATCTACAAGTACAAGGAATCAGAGCGGTTCGCAAACGTGACACGTCTTGGAACACTGAAGGCGAAGATCCTTATTGACGTCGGCACCGGATCGACCAACAAAGAGATGCAGCTGAACAACATCGACAACGCGATCATCGCCGTCGGTGACTCTATAGAGAAGTTCAGGAACATAGAAAAGTTGGAAGAAGTTGACAAATATGCTAAACTTCTTGACTCACTTAACCGAGAGAAACTTAAGATACTTGGGTTTGGAACCCTTATGGAGGAGATAGACGATGATTACGAGCAACAACAACAAGCAGCAGCCGAACTCGGAGCAATCGGAGCAAGTACAGGAGCAGTCGGAGAAAATGGAGCAGGAGGGCCAATTATTGAGCCTTCAGCGCCTCCTGCTTGAGATTGACCAGTTCGGGGCCTCGACGTTCAAGACCATTCTTGTCGACGAGATCAACGCTGAGTACATGTCGGTAGTGCAGCAGAGTCAGGCGAAGGGGTGCGATCCTTACGACATGAAGTGGCTCGTGGGGAGGGCAAGCGGTCTTGTTTACGCGCTGTCGCTTATTAACAGCATGAAGAACAGAACAAAAGAGAGCATCAACATGCTCGAGGCGGAATTAGCGCCAACATCTGAGGAGGTGTAGTATGTACGGGGATTTAACACCAGAGCAGCTTGCAGAAATGCAGGGCGCTCAGCAGCAGGACGCAACAAGCGGAGAGGGTATGGGTGGCCAAGGTCAAGGTCAGGGTCAAGGCTACGGGGCAGGCTACGGGCAGCCACAGTACCAACAACAGCAGCAGCCAGAGCTGTCACTGGAGGAGCAGAAGGCTGAGGCCCGTAAGCTACTCGGCGTCGACGAGATGGAGAAGCAGCTTAACCTGATCAAAGAGAACGCTCGTATCCAGTCGCAGCAGACTCGCAAGGATCTGGTTATGAAGAGGTACGATATCTCTTCAGATGATCTTGAGAAAGAGCTCACAAAAGTCAAAGAGGCTGATCCGGTATGGTACGAGCAGCTGATCGACTCTGATATCGGTATGGATCAGGTCGCCAAGGGCATGCGAGCCAACCAGAAGCCAACAAACAAGCCTGACGATGTTATCGACTCAGGTGGAGGCGGTGGAGAGCCTCAGAGCGATGTTATCGCCAAGGTACGCAAAGGTGGGCTTAGCGGTGACAATATGTTCATGACTCTTGGAGAGATGCAGCTTTCATAAGGCAAAGCTGCTATACTTTCATCACGGTGGCCGGCACCGCAACTCTCCGGTCACCTACCCGCTACTCTTACGGGTTCCATCAATCCTTAAGTCAGATCCCCTCGTTTTTTTCTCCATGTTTTGAGCGAGGGGGTTGGACCACTTTCAATATGGCCTCGGCCACCAAATTTCGGACGACGGCTATCCATAAACCGTTGCGCATAAAATTATTATTTAATCGGGCGCTCCTGCGCCTGTCATCCCGCATTTTTTAATTGACACTACGATTAATCCGGCCGATATGTAACAATTCCTGAAATCTAGTTAGGAAAAGGACAACCGATGATTACTTCGATTAATAATACGGTCTCCCAGAAACCGTCCATTATCGATGCTGTTATCATGCAAGGGTATGATAAAGCGCCAATTCTGTCTATGATCGGAACGGGTACCATTACTGCCCCGAGCCACTCATGGATCAACGACCGCCACGAGGATCCGGACGACAACGCAAACCTTGAGGTCTCTGACTTCACAGGTACGATGGCTCCGACCAAAGTCAAGTCATCAAACAACGCCCAGATCATCATTACTGAGGTTGCATTGTCTGATCGTGAGATCGAGATGTCCCAGTACGGTGAGAAAGAGTGGACTTTCCAAGTCGGTAAAAAAGGTGTTCGCCATACGCGTGACATCGAGTTTGCTCTTCTTGGTCTTGGCAACACGACAATCTTCGACGCTCCTGTCGATGGTACAGACGTTGTTGAGCCTCGCATGGCAGGATTCTTCCACTATGTATCAGCAGGTCAGCACCAATACTTCGACGCCACTGGTGACGGTACGGGTGCAGATCAGTCGTTCACTTACGCGATGCTTCACACATTGCTTGAGCCACTGTACAACAACGGCGCGATGGAAGACGACTCTTTCACGATGCTCGTTGGAACGAAGATCAAACAGACTATCAACGGATGGGCTGACTCTTATCTTCAGAAAGACAACGCTGACGGCAAGTTCGATCCGACTCTATGGACGATCTCTACTGACTTCGGTGATGTCAAGCTTCGCCTGCACCGTCTGTTCAACACTCCTGCCCTTGTGGACAAGGTTCTTGTTGGCCAGTTCAACCGTGCTCGCGCTCTTTACGTGCCGAACCGCAAGGCGTCTTTCAAAGAGGTCCCGACTTCTAAGACTGCCAAGTACGCTCGCTACGTTTCTGACCTTACACTTGAGGTCCGCAACGGTGACTACTTCGCTTCTGCGGAAGGTCTGAAGTAATGTTGCTGACCGAAGCGCAAGAGACTATCAACAGTCTCCTCCGTGGGGACAATTCGAACCCATCGGTGAGCGTTTCGGCGGTCAATCTGGCATTACAGGACGTGCTCCGGTACTGCCAACCCGCATCTCTGATCGCTCTTTGGGCTGATACTGTTACCGATATGTATCGTATGATCCCAACGATCGCCTATGACGACGAAGATCTTCCGATCCGTCGATATCTGAAAGAGATGGTGGTCACTGGAGATCCGGCCGAGGACATCTCTCCGGATCCGCAACTCGATCTGGCTGTGATATACTTCATCTGCTCGCTCTATTCGAACAAGAACAAGCAGCTTTACCGCCAGATGGCCATCGACATCTGCTTTACTTACGACTCGTCATCTCTGGCCGATCCTGAGTAATCTGATACGGTGGTAACACCAAAGGATTAACATGGCAGACGCAATAGTCACTCTCACGGAGACCCCGCAGGTCACCCTCCTTTCTCCTCTTCTCGACAACTACTACTGGAACATGGCAGGGGCCACCAAGGTAACACCATACAAGGCCGTCAGAGACACAGTCGCAGTAGGGTCAACCTATGTCGTCTACTATATCGACGTTCCGGCCAGTCGCAGCATAACCATCAGCCACAATCTAAGCTCTCAGGATATCAGCATCTACGATCAGGACAGATCGCCTGTCTACAACGAGTACGGCATCCATAATGTTGACGTCAGCGGGGCCAGATCACAGTTCCGGTATTTCAGAACACTGACAAATCCGGATCCGGAGAATGCGCTGCGCATCTACATCCAGTTCAATGCTGCTGCCGGCACAGCAATCAAGTTCTATTACGAAGAGGATCACTGGCTGAACTACGCACCGGAGCTGCTGAGCCGTCTCAACAAGGGCCTTCCGCTCACGAACAACGACATAGACCACATCACCGGCCACATCAACCGCACCCAGTTCGAAAACATAGAGGCACCGCTGAAGCCGTTCAGGAGATGGTGCAACGGAGACATAGCAACACGCCTTGTTGGCCGAGACGATTTCGGTTTATGGAAGGTTGAGCTTGTTAACTCGGACGGATCAGAGTACAATGCCTTCATTGTCAACTTCTCAGCGCACACATACATAAGGATCGCAGGGTCTACAGGTTCGATAGGGTTCTACAATGACACGATCGACCCGCTCAGCGATGTCTGGATGGCAGCTGTGTCGTGGACTGGGTGGGCCACGGTGACCCCTATGGGCAACATCACACTCGCTGATCACCCTGACCTTCGACTTATGGACAGAAACTAAGGCGGTGTGCTATGTTGGAAGAGTACGAGTATTTTGAAGAGGACTATGCCCTCGAAGACTATGGAGATATCATGCAAGCAGGTGATGTAGCAGTAGATGTCAGCTCACGGGCTGAGATCGTTAACCTTTTAGCAAACGACCCGACGTTCTTTCAAGAGATCGTGAGCAACGAGATCTTTCTCAACAAAATAGTCAAGAATTCAGCTTTCTGCGTCGCACTCGCAAAGAGCTCAAGGGCTATGACAGAGATCGTTAAGAATCCGACCGTTATGGACTCTATCGGTCGCAGCGAAGCTTTCGTAATGAAGGTGGCCGAGAGGATCAACGGGTACGACAACGGGTTTGACAACTACCTGTACCAACACCCGCAGGTCAATCAACTCATGATAGATATGCTCAACAACTTCGCAGCACAGAAAGCATTCAGGCAGTACGCAACATATAACATCGAACTGGTCGGCGATGACGGCAATGTGGTTGCACTGGCTGACAGCCGAACCAACCCAGACGGAAGCTATGAGTATTTCTTTGACCCTGTCGTGGCAAGGAATAACCCGAACGCCAAGGTCAGGATAGCTTTCGCAAAGGCTCCTTGATGGCTGATTCCGCTCTGATCGAGAAATTTGTTGCCAAGGGCCTGATCGGGAATAGCACATTTATGGCCCAATTCATTGATGACGCAAACATGGATGCGTACATCCCTAATGTGGCAGCAGTAGCTAGTCCAAGCTACGGTATAGCAGAGACGCTCGGGTGGCTTCTTAGCAGGTCTGACTACCCAGAAAAGATGGTTACAAACCCGTGGTTTGAGCAGATGATGCAGGAGGCCATGTTCAGGGATCAGCTGCAGGCGACAACTCAATACTGGACATACATCAATGATCTCGACACAACAACTTTCGGCTACTACCCTGACGGGGTAGCAGAGGGGCTGTGCAAGATAGGGTACTACAACTCTACAGATCCTTCGATACTTGAGCCATTCCTTCGTGGAGAGAATTTCAGCATAGACCCAACTCAAGGCCTTGACCTGTCCGGCTTCATGTTTAATTCTTCAGTCACAAGAGACGAGGACATCTCCTATGTCAACACGCTCGGGTACACTGTTGCGGTCAATGACTCATACGGGATCCCGATATACGAGGATCGGGCAAGGACATACCCTCTATTTTCAGAGATAGGGCTGCCTGCTGCCGATATTGTTCCAAAGTTCGAAATAGATGGCGCATACATTGGAGACATGAGCAAGTACATTATCCGGATGAAGTTCATAAGGAACCCAGTATGACAGAGAACTATTTTGAGATAGACAAGGACGGGAACGTCACAGTATCCGCATTCCTTCAGGCGCTCTTCCCAGACCTTACATACGAGCTATCCGACGACATGAGAAGCATCAAGGTGAACTATGGAGCGCTCAAATGCACCGGTGGCCAGACAGCGTTCGTGAGATCTACCAGTGACGGCCTCATAAGGTACAACCGGCACGACCTTACATCTGCGTCGCCTCTTCCGTACATCGTATTTGACATCGAGACAAGAACGCTCACGATGGACACATCTGGTCATGGGATCTACGGGTACGCTGCGAATAGGGCCTACGTTGACCAGTTCATCACAGAGTGTTCAACGATCGCCCCGTTTGTTGACAGGCTGATTCTAAAGGTTGACTACTACTACCTATTCGCACCGGTCGGGCTTGAGCTATGGCTTGATGGGGCCGGAGATCTTCTTCTCCCAAATCTAAGGCACTTCACATACGACTGCATAGCGTACTCAACGCTATACAATGTGGCCTACACGTATGATCGCAATTCCAACAACTCCTACTTTCACCCTACGGAGTCTGGCGTGATCCTGTACAACAGCTACCCGAACAGCTTCGTTGCCCCTATCCCGCACAAGTTCTGGAACCTTGCAAACGAGCTGAGAGGGTACAGTGAAGGCCTTGGCAGCTATGCAGATCCACTGATTAATACAACACCAAAAGAGGGGTATGAATACGAGTTTAATTATTTCTACAACACCTACAAGGTTTATGCCGACTTTGTAAGCAAAATAGGCGTGTTCGGTGGTCACAATATTGCAACTACAATTGATAGGCTTGTTACGCTGATACAGACATGGACTGCGAACTCTACAGTCCTCGGGGTAGTCATTACACGCATTGATGAGCTTCCATTTGCTCCTACGAAGATATCCACGATCCACCCAGAAATGAGTGACGTTGTTGAGTACAACTCTCAGAACTTCCTGCAGTTCAATATCATATCCCCGTTCCCCGCACTTGAGATTTTCACTCACCCGAGCGCAACATTTGACCTACAGAACGGGATACTGACGTTGGCATCATCAAACTACAACAGCACAGCTCGCAACTTCGGAACACTTCCATTCGATGCGGTGAGCGACCTGAAACTGAAGTCAATCGTCCACCACGGTCAGGCCTATGATTCGAACGGAAACATGGACTCTGAGTCAATCTACGTTGGGGTTGTCGGCGCTGCGATGTGTGACCTGAACGCAATGGCATACCTCGGGGAGATGAAGCTTACATACCTTACCACAGGGAACATCGTGTTCTACTGGAACAGAAACCACCAGTCGATCGGGGCTATTGACGCAACACATATCAACTTCCTGTTTGGCACTTGGGCCGTGAACGGTTCGTACTGTTGGATCAACCTCACATCGGTGACGATCTTCGAAGGTGGCAGCTATTCTGGCCTCAACGTTAACCCGAACATCACCGAGCTGTGGTGTGTGCCTACGACAATGACGATCCCCCAAGAGGTGCTGACAGCATTCCCGAACCTTGACACGATCAACGGGATCCCGATGAACTCAAACTGGTTTGCCGATGCGATAGAGGCCGGCACGATAGTCTGGTACCCTACACGATGGAATCAGGCGTGGATCTGGCACGAGAGCTATCACAACATCGTGACACGTGCTTCAGGCCTTGTCGACGACGGCGTGCAGGTCATGGAGATGCCGAGGACGATCGCTGATCTCAATGTGACCATAGACGTCGGCGTGGCGGATCCGGTTCCGTACCAGAACCTGCATAGTGTGGCGAAGCGTTTCGCTCAGCTCGACACGCAACTCCCGCACGAGTACCTAAAAGTCAACCTCGGCATGAATATCGAGACAGAGTGCTGCAAGCACGGTGTGACTGTATACTTCTGGTGGAACGACACGGACAGCGACTTCCAAGACTATGCGCACGGCAGGATCTCCAACTTCGCACGTGAGACTCCGCCGGCTGATCTGACAAACGTCAAGAAGCTGCTGATGGTATCTCTAAACTGGGAGACGGTTGAGTTCTTAAAGAATGACGCGTTTGTGGCCAAGGACCTTACACTCAACCAGATCTACCCAGTGAAGGTGTCCTACAGCATCTCAACCGGCAGCGGTCTCACTGGTCCTCAGCCACTCAGGATCCAGTCGGCCGTGACTTATCAGGACGGTTCCGCAGCCGGCACCGATCTCTCAGTCTGCACCGCGCACGGTGTGAAAGCGAGTAAGCTCTATGTATAGTTTTGACGCCTCAGATGTAACAGATATCACCCTCGACCCGAACTTGGGCTCAGGTGTAATGACGATCGGACTAGGATCCGCGATGGTTGACGTGGACAGCGACTCGTTCTACTCAGGAGGAGATCCGAACGGGCAGGTGATCGACGTTGAGATGTGGATCATCGGGGACTCTGAGGGCAATCCGCTGCCACCACTGTACCAACCGCAGGCCGGCGTCCGCCAGTCTGTAGGAGACGTGACCGAGGACGTGACGCTCTACTATGGGACCAAGACCGACATCAAGACAACTACCGTGAAGAGCACCGGCTCGTACTCGGCTGTGGCCACAAAGGACAAGGACTTCGCGTTCGTTCCTTCGGCTCCATTCAGGCAGGGTGAGACGAGGTCGATCCAGTACGACGTGTCGTCATACTACGTCGTGTCATGGACCACGTACCAACCTCTCTTCCAGATCGGCCGGATCTACGGGAAAAGGATCGCGCATGCCGTGTTCTACAACACATACCTTGAGTCGTTTTTCGCGATCATGACGCGCAAGGGGACACTCGAGTTCTACGACAACTCCCTGATGGGCATGAAGAAGAACCCGACGCTGCAGGGAGAGTGGGACACCTACCTGTCCAACCTATGGCTTCTCGACGAGGACAAAACCGCTCTGGATCTTGTCACGTTCGGGGACGACCAGTTCGTCGTTCATCTTCGCAATAGGGACGCGGTGAAGATCGGGTTCACATGGGACGGCCACCTCCAGTTCACCGAGTACCACGACGTGGCCAAGGTGGTATCAGGAACGATCCTGTACACGTCTGCTGAGATGATCTGGGACGGCGAGAACAACCTCTTCATCCCTCTTATGAGTGACGGTGTGAGGCATGATATCGTAGATGCGTGGGCGATCCCTTCACTGGCCAACGACTACAGGGTGATCAAGCACTATGCAGACGGCACGTTCGAGCTTAACGGATCCCCGATCTCGGTCACCGGCACTCCGTTCGACTTCTTTGGATCTGATGACGTTGTGTACGCGGTGTACAAGGACGCTCCGTACCGGCTCGAGAAGATCACCGGAACCGGAGCCCTTGTGCTGCACGTGAACAACTACTCGTACTACGACTCGAAGATCAGCGATCAGACAGGGTTCAACCTGTGCTCCACCTCAACTGCCAACGCGACATACATCAACTGGGTTGAGGCGAACTACACGGCCGTGGAGGAGTTCTATGACAAGCCACCGTGTCCGTACCGGTACTCCCGCCTCGGGTACCCTACCAGATCCGGATCAAACAACGGGATCGAGCTGCTGATCTTCCAAGGATCCACGATCAAGTCAATGGTCGACGGCACAACCAAGGTGGTCAAGAGCTACATCTCTGACGACGCGTACTTCACCGACGTCACGAACTGGTCCGCTACAGACGACCAGAACAACATGTTCGACGTTGCGGAAACGTGCTCGCCACCGATGGCCACGTTCGGTGGAACGTACGAGGAGTTCAGGCTCAAGATCGGGACTCAAGAGGACACGAAGGAGTGGTTCACGTGGGCTGACGTACGGAACCTGCAGAAATAATCGGCGATGCGGTTGCGCAGATCGCTGAAGTATAATTCCTAGAAAAGGTGAATTATGGACTTGACCCTATACAATCAGGTGGTCACGGACACGCTCAACAACGTGGCCACCGATACCGAATCCATCTTTGCAAAAACGGAGCAGATGCTCAAGGAGTTCCTTGAGAACAGCACCTCCCTGACAGACGACGACAAGGCGGGGCGTTATTCCGACTTTCTGGTCAATATCGTCAATAATGCGGTCACTCAGGCGATCGCAGCCGGCGCGGAGATCCAGACCAAGGGACCGCTCGCTGATGCTCAGGCGCTGCACGAGGCAAAGAAGTCACTACTGACAGAGCAGCTCACCCTCGAGTCCGTTGCCAAAACCGCGAACATCGAGGCGGACACACTGCTCACTCAGGCCAAGATCGACATCGAAATCGCACGTCTCGACGTTGTGGCTGAGGAGCTGCTGATCAGAAAAGCTGAGGCTGCAAACGAGGCTGCCAAGCTTCCGTTGATCCAAGCGCAGATCTCCGTCGAAGAGCAGCGTGTGTTGCTGATGATCCAACAGACAGCGGTAGAGTCAGAGCGAATCAACCTGATGTACGAAGATATCGCGCTCAAGGCTCAGCAGGTACTGGTAGAGCAGCAGCGCGTTGATCTACTCACAGAGCAGGTCCTGATCGAGCAGGCAAAACTACCTCTTGTTCAGGCTCAGGCGTTGACGGAGCAGGCTCGTCCTGCTCTTATCGCTGCAGAGACAGCACTTACAACCGCTCAGTCATCGTTCCAAGACGCCCAGACGCTAACAGAGGGCGAGAGAAAGCTGCTTGTAACAGGGCAGACAGCAGTGGAAACCAAGCGCGTCGAGGTCATGGATCAGGAGATCCTGAGAGAGGCAGCAAGAACACTTCTGATCGGAGCTCAGGAGGCAGTGGAGACAGCGCGTCTGCCTCTTGTGCAGGCAGAGGTGCAGGTAGAGACAGAGAAAGTTCTGATGATGGCAGCACAGGTCTCCGTGGAAGAGCAGAGGATCGACCTTATGGCAGCGGATGTTTCGCTCAAGGCACAGCAGATCATTACGGAGCAGTCACGTGTGCTTCTGATGACGGAGCAGATCAACCTCGAGCGCGAGAAGCTGCCACTGATGCAGGCACAGGTGTCAGTAGAAGAGCAGCGCGTCCTCCTCATGGTAGAGCAGACAGCGACAGAGCTCAAGAAGGTCGACCTCATTACAGAACAGATCAATCTCGAGCAGGAAAAAGTGCTCCAGACCGTGGCTATGACCGCTGTCGAACAGCAACGCGTATTCCTGACTCAGGAGCAGATCGAACTTGCATCCGCAGAGGTCTTCTACAAGGCAAAACAAGCCGACGCTATCGCAGAGGCCAACACAGTCAACGAGCGCATCGAAGACAAGAAAAACCAGACCGCGATCGATATCGCAGTAATCAACAACCAAGGAGTGTAATATGACAACAGCAGCAGCAATGGCAAAGATTGACGAAGAGATCACGCAGATCCTGAAGGAGTACGACAACTCCTCTGCGTCGAAGGACTCAACAGGTACGCGGATCCCGCACGTTCTTGACACAGTATCCGAGGCGGAAAAGCTTGTCGGTATCAACAAGGGTCTTCTCGCTGCAGCTATGCAGTGCAAACCGAAGGACCTGTGGAGAATAACCGGAACAGATGTTGATCCAAAGCTATACGACGTCAACTCGACAAAGTACGTCAAGGTCCCAGACACCGCAACAAATACCGGCGAAGATCTCGACATAGACGAGGCGCTTGCGTACGGCGTGATCTACTACGCTGTCCTGATGCTGTACAGCGGGAACGACCGTTACTCTCAGAAGGCTGAGACCGTGTTCAAGACATACAACTCGGTACAGAAACAGTACGATCTGGCAGTAGCTCAAGGTAACTAATATGCCAAGCCTTGAGGAGCGATCAGACTTCCTCACGGTTTTCAATGACCGTTTGGATATCGTCCACTTCGGTCACCACACGTCAAGATCTCTAACGCCATACAAGAGACCGGTGTCATCCGGTCAGGATCTGGAGTTCAGAGAGCTT